TTCAGGATATTCATTTGCGATATATTGATATTGGTATCTATCCATACCATACAATGGTGAGTTATCTGTATTATAACTTCTTTTAAATTCTCTTGCTTTTGATATACTAGGAAATTGTATTGGTTTTAATGTTTGACCTTTTAATGTTTTAAACTTTGAATCTTCTTGCGAGATAGCATAAAGAGTTGGACTAAAGTCAATCTTCTCTTTGTATTCTTTACCCTCGTGGATACCACGAACAAGTAATTTACCTCTATGTTCAATTACATTTTTATAAAAGTTCAAGCTCTTCTCTTTCTAAAGTACCATCGCCATATTGCTGATCTAGTCATAGAAACAACTGTAAAGATTAACGCAATACCTATACTATCAAATATGGTAGGGTGTAATCCAAACAATGGAAAAATTAATAATTGTATTAGTACGGCTAGAATAAAACCACTACCAACGTCTATGATACTTTCAAATATATCTTTTTTCATAATTTAATTTGGTGGAGCATAACAGAGTCGAACTGTTGACCTCCTGAATGCAAATCAGGCGCTCTCCCAACTGAGCTAATGCCCCAAGTTTATAGTTTATGATTGTCCAATAACTGTGCAACCAAACCATCATGTTTTTTTTCTAATTGTATTTGACAAGCCAATCTACTTTTCATTCTATCATAGCCTTTTTCATATTCAATCAAATCTGTTTCAGCAGAATTTTTATCTGCCTCACCTACCTTAATTACCCAATCTCTATCTATTAATACGTGGCAAGTAGCACACGCACAACAACCAGAGCAGTCTGCTGGTATTTCATCAATGTTTGTTTCGGCATAATCTCTAGCCGCTTCCATTAACGTCATACCTTCATCTACTTGAACAGGAATCTTTTCCTGTCCTCGCATAAAGTACACGGTTATCATCTATAACTTTGGTACTTTTGTTTCTGTAATTAAACCAGGTTTTGCTTGTATTATTCTGCTTGTATTTGCCTCATACGATTTTAATATATCATCTTTTGGTTCTGTTTGAAAAACAATTTTATCTTTACTTATTGTTACGGTGTCGCCTTTTCCAAACGCATTATATAGTGACATCATTAATTGTATTGGCTGTCCTGGTGCTGATTGTTGAGGTATGATTACAAATGGTTTGTTTAAACTCACACCTTGATCGTTTTCGCCGACTTTGGCAATTACGTCTTCACCTGTAGCTAGTCTTAATATTTTCACGTCTTGCATTATATCTCCTTATTAGTCTTTCATTATACCATAACTTGACGTATTTGTCAATGTTATTTTTTATCAAAGCCAACCTTATCTTCTTTACCATCTTTTTCAATGGGTTTTAGTCTTTTACTCAATACAAATGTTCTATTAGGGTTGACACTAATATTCATTAATCGCATTAAATCTCTATTTACAAGTAAGTCAGAGCCTGATCTAGGTCTTTGGTCTAAACCAATCTCTACATCTTTATATGTAAAACCATTAAATGTTAAGTCCATTAATATAGTTGGTCTAACTTCTGATGGTTCGTTAGTAGCATTTGATCTGAATACTTCACTCTTTCCATGTCTAGGTTTGCTATAAGTCTTACCATCATATTTCCATTTAACAATCTTGCCATCTTCTAAAATTTTATCTGCGTGTAAAGCACAAGCAGCTGAACCATTACCAGTATCAAACTTAACTCTTACTTTACCTACTTCATCTAACTCAACTGTTTCTAACCAACCACATTCTATAAGTGATTGTCTATCCCAATGAGCTCTATCTGTAATGTAATCTACTACATTGGCCATCATTTTTTCGCCATCTATTCTACCAGCTGGTTCTGCGTCAGCATAGTAATCTCTATGTTGATAACCTTCATAATCAGCTCCTGATCCAGGACTACCGTTAATCTCTAATAGATATGGTTTGTTTTTAAATATGATATGATCTACACCTACCATATAAGCTCTAGATAATCTAGCTGCCTTTAATACAAGTTCTCTTTCTTCATCACTTAATATATAAGGTGATGCCTCTGCGCCTCTATGCGTGTTTGATCTGAAGTCATAAGAGCTGTGAGTTCTTTTTGTACTAGCGAATATTTTGTTATCTACTACAAACGTTCTTATGTCAAAATCTGAAGGCATATATTCTTGTATTAGAAGTTCTGCATCTAGTTTCCACATCGCTTGTACAGTTGCCACAAGGCCTTCGTAACTTTCTATTTTGATTACTCCTACGCCTTGTGTTCCTGTTAGTGTCTTTAAGATGACAGGAAATTTTCCACCAATCATATCTAAGCCACTTTTAATATTGTTTTCATTTGAAATAAATGCTGTTTTAGGCATTGGTAATCCAAACTTCTCAAATAATAATGCTGTTGTTAATTTATTATCGCAAGTTAGCATTGAAGCTCTTGTATTCATCATAAATGCTTGTGAGTTTTGAAATGATGATATTAAAGAAAGACCTGCTTCATTTTCAAGTGCGCCACCTCTAACTATACAACAGGTATCTCTACCAACAAAAGTATGTTCACCTTGTTTACCATCATAGTTATAAACAGTAAGTGTACCTTTGTCTTCGTCTTTAGCTGTGATGATAGTTGAGTTGGTGTTTACAATAACACACTTGATACCTTTTTTCTTACACGCTTTTTGTATAAGATCAGCAGTAGTATTTTCTTTTGGGTCTTTAGAGTCAGCCACAGTTACCATAGCAACAGTGATAGGTTTGTCCCTACGCTTTATATCTGTCTCTGTAATAAATTCTTTAAACTTTGGTACTTGCATTTTCAGTATTATCCTTGGCTTCAACTTTTTTCCCTATATTATATTTAGCTGATAAGTTCCACTCTTTTTTCTCTTTAAAAGGTAATACTTTGATTTGAGATAATGGTGCTTTATTCTCGGCTTTAGTTTTATCCACTATGTCTATTAAATTCCAATCTTGTAATAAGATAGAGATTGTATTTCGTCTTTGAATATCGTTTTCTGATAAAGTTGCTTTCTTACCATCTAAAGCAAATAACTCTTTAAAATGTGTTATAAAATACTTACCTTGTTTGTGTAGTATGTGACAACTTTGAAATAATGTTTTATCTTTTCTACTTGCAACGCCTATTCTAGTTAAAGTCTCTCTAATCTTTAAAAAGTCATCTGGTTGCTTAATGGTAACCTCTAACATACTGTCTGGTGTCCAATTAATTGATTCTTCGCTCATCTTGTTCTCCCACCTTTAGATAAGGTATTTTTTATATGTTCAATTTGTTCGTCTTTTAGTATGTTGAGAGCGTCTTTTGCTTTCTCATTGCTATAACCATAATACTCTTTTACATACTGTAAATTCTTCAATTTGGCTTGTGATAACCACTTGCCACCAAATCGCTTCTTTTTTCTTATACTATTTATGTAAAAATGAAATTGGACATTTTTGTCTAGGAAGTGATAGCCATTCATTTCGTTGGCTTGAGCAATACAGTCGTAATGTACGGAAAGACACTTGTTAATAACAAAAGGAGGGTATTTTTTCTCCCATGTTTGATCGTCTGTGTCTAATAGATTTTCTTTAGTAAAATTAATTGCGTTTAAGTAATCTCGTAACTCATACATCTAATATACCTCTGTGTTCTTTCAATTCTTTTTTAGCAAGTTGACCTATTATAGTATCTTTTAATATATCTTCTAATCTAGTTATTTGTTGTTTTCTATTTTTTTGTAGATAACGTTTTTCCCAATTTGTATATACTTCAGGTATTGGTAGTTCATTATTAACTTCATTGCCATTTATATCATATAATTTTATACCTAAAGACTTATAACTGTCTCTAGTTAGTACATTTTTTGTTTGGTGTCTTAACTGTGTATTAATTTCGGGTGTAGTTTTTATAACTTTTCTCATATCAAAAAATATTTGAAAAAGGTCTATCATATGTTTATGTGTTTCTTCTGTCAATTCAAATGGTCCACTTTTTACTTGACCCTCTAAATCATCTGGTTGTTGACAAATATATCTTTCACCTACAGCCGCACATTCTATTACCCATTCTGCTGCTCTTTGAGGTTTCCAGTAGTGATCTGGTGTGTATTTTTTTGATTTGTTGTAATCAGGATCTGTGGTTAACCCAGAAAATTCTTCACCTGAATCTCTAACACAGTTATACCATATTCGGGTAACTGCATGAATATCGTCACTAGTTATAAGATTTGGATCCTCATTTGCTAAAATTTCAACATTTGTATATGCCCATTTACAATATTTTAGACCTCTAATTGTTTTTACAGTACCATTCAGTGGTTTAGTTTTCAAAGTTTCTTTCATAATATAATAATATTAAACTATTTTCTTTTATTGTGTCTACCCATATACCAATCACCTGGTTCGTAATCCCAACGTTTACCATGATGACCTCGTATATCAGCCCAAAACATTCTAGCTTTCACTATCAATTTTCTTAATAATGTTCTTCGTGCCATTTCTCGTATAACTCCCTTTTCCTTTTTTAGCTTTCACTACACTAGGTTTAAACTTCGGAGTTCTTACTTCTTTGGCAACAGGATTGGTTTTGAATATTCTATCCCAACTTTCCCTGTACTTGTCATTTGATAATCTACTTCTACCGTCCCACTTACCTGGCATA